AATTATATGAGTCAATTAATAGTTTTAACTCGATATTAAATTGATATTTTATTTTTATTTGAAAAGAAGAAATATTTTAAATATTAGAATGTTAGAGTTGTTAAATAATGAAAGTTAACAACTCTAAAATTCTTATCTTGTTATGAACTTTTTATCAAAGTTTAACTGAAAACACCTAAAAATGTTTTAGGTGTTTGATTTATTTGAATTGTTGTTAAAACAGAATTCGTTTAGGGGGGGTTGGCCCCCCCATATGAGAATTTTATTTTTATCAAATTCAGCTTTAATTCCATTTTTATTTAAAAGTCGAAGAACTTCAGACTTAAACACATACAACTTTATTTTTTGTTCATATGATAAGTATGAATACATGAGACAATAATCAATAAGCTCTTGTTCTTTTATTTCAATGAATTCAAGTCCATCAATTAACCTATCATGTTTTGAATAATAACCATGTAAAACTTTGTATGCTGATTTTTTATCTCGAATACCTAAGAATTCCATTGATTCTTCTAATGTAATTGGATATTCATCTTTTGAGATGATAGCTAATGAAATCATATTTATATACATTTGCTCTATTGATTCAGGTATAAGTGTTGATATCTCAATTCCATTGACATACATTTTTTCTATCGATGCTACTTCTGATGCGATTCTTGGTATATAAGAATTAACTTTTGAATTGATATTTTCAATCTGTTTTTTTGTTCGAATTCGAGGTACAGATATCTCAAATGATGATTCAAAATATTTTGAAACAATTGTTTTTCGAAGTTCTTCTTTCTCATAGTTGCGATCACGATGATCATTTTCATTTATTTCTATTGCAATTAAAATACCATTTATTGAAAGAACAGAGTCGAGAATGTAATTCGATGAAATTATTGGATATTGAAATAACATCAAGTAACCATTTTTTATTGCGAAGTAATCGTATAGAATTGATAATGAATAAATTTCTGTTGGTTTATCAAATCTCTTTAGTAACTTTGATAGATCAATCTCAGGAAAACATCTTTGTTGGACACAAAAATGAAATGGAGATGTGGTGCATTCTTGAATTATTCTTTCAAAATAAATTATAGGAATAATACTATCATTGTTGATGAATGAGGTATAACTATGAATTTTTAAGTAAATCTTTGAATATTTTTTGATTCCTAATTTTGAACAAAGATCTGAAAATGTAAAGCAAGTAAAAGTATCAGATATTATTTTTGTTTCATAATATATTGTTAGTTCATGTTGATAAAATGAAAAATTAAGTAAATCTGAAACTTTATTGTAGACTTTAATTGAACTTTGTTCGAGTTCATATAAGTTATCCATTTGATAAATTCTAAAATAATTTAACATTGGATCCAAAATTAATCTCAGATCATTTTAATTTCAAATGAAATTAAAATGGGTTCATCAAGTTCATGTGATAAATTTATTATTGAATTTCCAAACTCAACCAAAGAAACATTAGAAGATAAACTCAAACTTTTTGGGTTAACTAACAAACTCATCACACACAATAATAAACAAACCAAACTTGACATCTCTGTCATTCAATGTTCATCAGTAAAATTTGGTATTTCAATAAATATTTTAGATTCATTCCTTGTTTCATTTCCAAAGATACTTCAATCACTTTCTGAATGTAGAAATGGATTCTCACTAACAAAAGAAACAGATTGTGGTAAACTTTCAAATAAAAATAAAAACACATATCTCAATCTTTTTCCCGAATCAACGTGGTTACCTGATGATATCTTTGAATTTATTCGATTCATCATTTCTGATGATACGCTATTTACTCCGGTTCAAAATCAATCATTCGAAGCAAAAACAGAACATTTAGGTAAATTACTTCGTTTATTTTATCATTTAGTTGAACATTCATATCCACTTTATCTTCGACCAAGAACATTAGAAAAATTTCATTATGCAATTGATTCATTGAATCTTTCTTATTTAAACTATGTGGGGAAAATTACTCCAAATGATCAAATTAAATATCTGAGATATTCTTGGGTGTACACATATGTAAACAACATTGTTTTACCACCACATAATTTGTTTCCAACATCTGATGATATTTTTACATTTGCTTATGTGGGAAAGTTATGTTCTGAAGTTAAAGAAAATGAACTCGCTACTCCTATTTGTCGCTTACCTTCGTCTATTACAACATTATTAGCACTTAAACTTTCAACAATTTTAGTTTATCCACTTGATGTTTATTCGAATTTAACGAGAGAAGAATTTATTCTTCTTTGTAAATCAGGTAGTGAAAAATTATTAAATAAACTTCGATTGGATGATTTGAGAAACTTGAGTTTTGAAGTTTCAAAAGATTCAAAGAATACTCCTAACTTCACTGATTTAAACAAACCAATGGGAGCACTTACAGATGAAGAAATTGAAAAGTTAAGAAAAATAGTTAATTCCCCAGAGACAATGGAGGTGGTAACAAAAGGATATGATGAAAATAAAATTAATTATTTGATTGGTGAAGCAATAAAGATTTATGATGTTATTAATTCAGATGAGTTTGCATTGATACCTGATATTTCAGTGAGTAAAACAAAACCAAATAAAATTACTGATGTACATTCAACATATTCGTTGAATTCATTGATAATTTTGTATGCGTTGATGAACACAGATAAAAAAGAAAAGTTTTTACCGACAAACGGATCAACGTTTTATGCTACACACAGCGAGACTCATCCAAGTATTCCTTCGCGATATTTGTTGTCTTTGCCAGCTTCAATGACAATTAGATTAACAGGTGGATGTTTTAGCGAACAATTTCATATTAGTAATTTAACGAGTAATAGATATTTGATAACCAGAGAAAACAAAGAATTATTCTCTGGCTCGATGATTGGACAAAGAGAAAAATTAGCGGTTCCTATTTACAAAAATAAAAAATATTTAATCCAATATTTCTTTGTTCGACTTCGATCAACAGAAAAATATTTATTAAGTAACATTAGATTTCATTCTATGACAAAAGAACAAAAAGAAATACTGATGAAATTTGATTCAAATGCTGCGGCTGTTCAATTGGTCAATCTGAAAAGGTTCTTTGATTCATTGAATATAATGCCTGAAATTGATCAAAGTATGAAAGAGAAACTTGGTGGATTAAAAAATAAAACATTAAAGGAGATTAGAGTGGAATTAGAGAAAATAGTTGGTGGAACAAATAAAGAAATGAATTCAGAAATAGTTAATAGTGATGTAGGTTTGGCATCTCGATTGGCATTCAAAAAAGATATTGTTACTGATTTAAATCTGAGTATGTCTGAGAATTATTGTTTAACGAATGAAAAGAACTCAATGATGGTTCCAATGATGATGGGAATGATTCTTATGAAGTTTTTTGGTGTAAAATGGAGAAATGCAATGAAACCAAAAGTAGTTGAATTGTTCGATTCAATGGGTATAGATCAAAGTAAAGTTAGTGAAGTTGCACATAAATGGAAAATGAGTAGTTCATTTGATTGGAGAAACCCATTGAATCCAACAGGGTTCAATTCGTTCCTGAGATATGAAAAATACTTGAATGATGATGGAACAACGTTTGAAAGAATGAGACTAAGCGATAATTGCGTCAATGATTGTGGAAAAAATGACAGTATACTTGATGTCAAAGAATTCTTTGTTGATCTAAAATATTAAATATTTTATTATGACATCGTAAAAACTTCAAACATATTCTAAGAATATGTTTGAAGTTTTTATTTTACTGGAGATGAATCAAGAAAAATTGTTTTGTATGATCATGGGTTTATTCGTAAATTTTTTTACTGTAAAAATTTACGAATAAACCCATGATGGAAAGGAGTATTAATTTCGATGATAATTCAAATTAATACTCCTTTTATCAATTTTTACTCAGCTCAACACAAGGAATTATTAATATGATGAATTCATTTTGATTTTATTAATAATTCATTCAAAAAATAATAAAATAAAATATCTTTATTTGACGTTGAATAAATCATTAATAAAATGAGCAGACGAGGATCATCAGGTTCACCAACGAGAACTGTTAGGCGTCAAGCTTCAAGTCCCTCAAGAACAACAACTGTTCGGAGATCAAGTTCACCAAGCGTTTCAAGAACAACTGTTAGGCGTCAGGCTTCAAGTCCCTCAAGAACAACAACTGTTCGGAGATCAAGTTCACCAAGCGTTTCAAGAACAACTGTCCAACGTTCACCAAGCGTTTCAAGAACAACTGTTAGACGTCAAGGTTCAAGTCCCTCTCGTTTAAACAGTCCAACTCGGCAAGCTCCATCTGTTTCTGCAACTCAACTTTCTCCTGGTAGAGTAAGAAGAGGAAATGATGGAAATTATTGGATAACGAAACCCGCAGGTAGATCTCAAAGATGGTATCCTTATCATGCTCAGAATCAAAAAATTCAAAAACACGTCATTCGACACGGTGGGCAACCAAGATTTCAGATTCACATTGCGCCAAATATGTTGAATATTTTCCGTTCAAATCCATTCAGTCTTCATGCTAGTTATAACCGATATGCTGGTTTGCTCCATCCTTCTCCATTTACATATGGAGGTTATCGCACCAGGAGAAACAACACAATGGTTGTTCACATTGAAGGAAACAAATATCTCTTGGTTTCTGGTGGAAATGTGATTCTTTCTTTCTATACTCGTGAACCTATCCTCAGATATTATTCACCTGAATTCACTGATAATTTGATTTATCCTTGGGCTGAAACAGAATCATATTATTATTTGCTTTCTGAAGGAATTTATGTCGATAAACAATATGTTGGTTCAAGAGATGTTTATTCTTGGTACCGTGGTTTGGGTGAAAGTGATCGAAGCAGATATATTAAGAGATTCAGACATTCTGAACAATAATTTAAATGTTAATTTAAATTTTAAACCAATGTTAGTTTGAAAATCATAAAGAAATAATATTATTTCTTTATGATGCAATGATACTAATTTATCTAATAAACATAACGATCAAATAAATGATTAAATTTATTTGATTTTGCGACTAAAATAAATGTCTGTTTCAACAAAACGTTCATCATCAAAAGCATCAAAGTTTGTGGTTTCATTCCCAAACTCATCAGATAAATATGAAGACTTTTGGAATCCTCAGATTCAAAAACCATTTATGAAATATGTTCAACAACAATTGACAATAAAATCAAATTCATTCAATAAAATCAAACATGGTGATGTTATTTATTGGAAAGAATACTATGAAACTGGTGAAAAATATAATGGTTTGTTTTTTTATGATGAAAAGAGTAACAAAATAGTACCTCCAAACACTGGAAATGGAGATCACGATGTTATTCCTTGGAAATTCACATGTTTTGTAGATTTTAATATAAATTATTGGGATACAATTGATGGATTATATGGACTTTGCACATATCCATGTAATTTAAGTAAATTCTTTGATCAAATGAAATCAACAAAGGTTATTTTAGATGAAAAAGAAGGTGAATTGGTTTGTAAATTCGATTGGAACAATGAAACTTATGTCTTTTTCACAAACAAAAAGAACCTTAGTAAAATTAAATTAAAGAAAGTATATTTACAGAGAGGAGAAGAAGCAATTTCTGGTAATTATACTGATTATGAAAATTATGATGTTTATTTGGGATCAAAAAGAACCAGATCTACTCGAATGAAAAATGTTTTGGTGTATCTTTGATTTTAGTGGTTAATTAAATTTACTTATAAATTAGTATCATTGCATCATAAAGAAATAATATTATTTCTTTATGATTTTCAATCTAAGTTTCAAACTATTATTGATTCAATGAAACTAACAAAAATGATCATTCAATATTCATCATAGATACAATAACAAATGAAGAGAATCATTACACAACAAACATCAAAAACTTTTACTCGTCCATCATTGCGACACTATTCAGGTTACAAAAGAAAGCATTTATTGTTTGATATTGGAGGAACTATTTTTGATTATCGATGTAACACTCTACTTAAATGTCTGACAAAATCAATTAACATTAGTTTAGATAGTGAATGCTATGATTTTAGAATTACTACAACTGATTTGATTCCAGAAATGGGTATGTCGAAAACCATGCATGTAAAGACTGTTTTAAACAGACATTTAGGATTCCATGTTAAACCTCATTTAATCCAAGAAATCCTATTTAATTTTAATCAATCATTGATTGAAAATTATACGATGAACTTTGATTCACATTTGTTGTTAGAAAGGGAAGTATTTGAGTTGTTCAAATATTTTCATGTTTCATTCGTAACTGGATTTAACAAAGAGATTACTGATGTAATTATCCAAAGATTGATGAAAAAATTTGATTTCAAACCTTATGCTATTTGTACATCTTCATCTTATAATCGAAGTTCTCATTCTGATATGAGCGAATTTATGAAATCGAATCAAATAAATGGAGATATGTATTTTGATGATACGCTTGAAGGACAAAGAACAATGAAAAATCTAACTAAACAAAGATTTGGTATCACTGATTCAAGTGCATTGATGCATACAATGACAAACAGAGAACTAAAAAATAAATTTGAATCAGAAAAAGTAAATCCAATTGATGTTGGAGATATTTACAATACAATTGAAGATCAATTGATCAAATCAAGTTATTCTCAATAAACTTAGTTTGTAAGTTACAAACATAAAATCAAAGATAATTAAAATTAATTATCTTTGAACAAATATTCAATTTAAGCAAATCTAACAAAGTTTATTTCCACTGCTACTTCCACTATCACTCAATATAATTAATAAAATTCCTAATCCTACAACAGAAACAGCTAATGCTACAATTAGAGACACATAAATTGCTATTATTAAAATACAAAAAACTGCAGCTAGTAACACTGATAAACCCTTACATAACCATGACCACCATGAATCATCATCTGATTCAGGGTTTAATTTCATTGAATTACTAAATTTAATTGTTTGAATCGGAACAAATCTCATTGCTGTATATTTGGTTAACTCATATAAATCAAATGTAAACACAGGTACAGCTTCAATGTCACTTGATTTCATTTTAATTTCACCTAATGAATTCACTGTATACTTAGTTGCATTGATCACTTTGTTACTATCATCTAACAGATAAGTAGTAAAAGTTTTTAATTCAATTTCTCCATTTTTATTTTTTTGTTCATCAATCACTTGAGCCAATTTATATTTCTTTTTCATTGTTTTCTTTGTGATTTCGTATATTCCTTCTTTGAATGGAAAAAAGATACAATTACCATTTTTATCTGAACTCATTAGAATCGATAATGAATTAATATCAGTCATTTTAGATTTTTTGTTTTCAACAAATTTCCAATAACTCATCAATGTAACCAAATCATAGAAATACCAATATTCTTCATTCTTTACATTCTTTTTTAATATTAAATTAAGTGCAAGATCTAACCAGTAATTAAATTCAGGTTCATTTGATTTTTCAAGAGAAACCAATTTACCAACTATTTGTTGTAACACATTGTTTGGACAATAGTTGTTCATGGACAAAACAAAAGATTTTACTAAGTTTACATTGTTTAAAATATTATAACAAGGATAGCTAACATGTGATAAAAATCTTCTCATGTTTCTCATGTGCATCTGCTTCACATTTTCATCAGTTGAATCTGACTCGTATGAAACAAATTTACCTTTTTCACCTAACATATTGTTTGGGTCTACTTTTTCTTCTTTTCCATATCCATGTATCTTTCGATAAAAATAAGAAAGAATAATCCTAGCATTATTTGTTGAAAAAAAGTCATATTGGAGTTCTGTTAACAAATAAAAGAGATGAAGAACCTGAATCGGAGATAACGTTTTTAATCGATTGTAAACAGCTGAAACTTCACCTTCTTTTTCATAACCTAATTTATAAAATGATATGATCATTGCAACATCATCTTGTGTCCAACCACTCAACTGAAGAAAAGTATTGAATGTTCCTTTAACATTTGTTTTTTCATTCCCTGTATCTTTCGAAGTACATGCATTGAATCTCTTAGGAAACTCTTTATTTTTTTCTTTATTCGCAGTTTCACAATCATTGTATAAACTGTGTAATTTATTATATTTTTTTAAATGATCATCGTTACTCAATGTAACTTCAATTGGACTTGATGATGGTGGATTGACGATATCGCTTGTGTTCCATGGATAGATTTTCCCAGAGAATTTGATTTCAACTTGTTTAAAATCAAAACATCTTGAAGTTTTTCCATCAGCTTCTCGTAATACAGATGGAAATTCAACTATCAACTTACCACAACTTGATTTGTTTCCCATTTACAGATCTACAAAAAATTAATTCGAAACAATAAATAAAAATTGATTGATATAATAAGTCATTGAATAAGAATGACTTATTCGTCTGCAAAGGACATTTCTGTTTTCAAAATAATTTTGAAAACAAATTGACAATAAATGAATCTCTAAAACATTGATTGATTCAAATTGAATCGCAATTCATCAATTAAGATAAGGAGAAATCATAATATTAATTATGATTTCAATAAACTCTCACTATAAATCAAAAACATATTTACCAACTGACATTCCTCTTCCAACTCCATAATCAAATGTCTTGAGTTCTTTAATTTTTCCATCTTCAACGAATGATTTCCAAGCTTTTGTCGGACCACAAGTATATTCTTTAATCCATTCAGATTTATACATCGTATCATCCATGATCACAATTGTATCGTTATGTGCCAAATTCATACAATTCCTCAAATCGACAAATGGAGTTGGGTCTGTGTGACACCCATCAATAAAAATACAATCAAATGTTTTATTTCTATTTTCAGAGATATACAATGGAACTTCAGTGGTACTATCACCGATTATCAATGAATGACGATGAGGATATAATCTATCAATATAACTTTTTGCTTGTAGTACATATTTATGAATTCCAATATCTACACTTGTTACTTTGAGTTTTTGATTACATTTGAGAAACAATTGAGATGAATGACCTGCATTGAATCCTATTTCAAATACTGATTCAACTTTATTTCGAATGATTATTTCTTGTAAATCTTTAACTTGATCTTTACATTCTTGTGTGTATCCCTCAAAATATGTAAATCCTTTGGATTTTAAATTTCGAAGAATGTCATCCATTTCACTTTATTTCACTTTATTTTACTTTATTTTATTTTAGTTTGAAGTAAATCAATATAAAGTTTTCTTTATAATTCAATCAATGATTGAATTATAAATTTATAATAATAAAATTAAAAATTAAAACAACATGCGATTTGGGTTTGCCAACGAAAGAAAATGAGATCGAATTCCATTTTCAATTATCTCCTTCCCAAACAAGTAATCTCCGAATTTATTCAAAGATACTTTTGATGTAGATTCAAGTGTCCCATAAATTTTTGCATTTCCATCAAATTTTTCACCATTTTCAATGATTGATCTCACTTTGTTCATACCCAATGTCAGGGCTGATTCAAATATACTTAGATTTAAATTTAAATTCTCAGTGAATGCTGGTGTAATGCAAAAATGAACCCTGTCATTTGACAATGCATTCAAAATTACTCCGTTCTTTTCCATCATTTTTGCCAAAACATATGTAGCTCCAAATTTCCCACAAGAATATGAGAAACAAATAATATTTTCTGCATATTGTTCGATGTTATCAGATTCATAAATTGTTATTCTAGTATTTCCCTTCAATAAATTAATCAAACATCTTTTTGCTGTAACTATGAGTTTATATGAATCCATATAACCATTGTTTCCCATACAAAGCATCGTTACCAAAGTAGACACCAATGGATATGAAGGTGTACTCCCAGGATCTCTTGGAGATCCATAAATACCACCAGTCCAATCAGGTACAGTGTAAATCGAATAATACATTAAATTTACATTTTCTAAGTTACCCAGAATCAACACTGATGCTCCCTTTGGTGCTAAACCAAATTTATGAGGATCCATTGACAATGAAGTAACACCAGGATACGAAAGAAATTTATTTTTATTTATGTTAACGACGAATGCTCCAAGACAACAATCAACATGAAATCCAATTTTGTTTTTAATTGCTATCTCACCCAATTGTTCAATAGGATCAATAATACCTGTTGAATATGAAGGACCAGATCCAACTATCGCAACAACTCTTTTCTCATATTTTGATAGTTCACATAAAAGATCTGAGATACGAAAAGAACCAAATTTATTTGTTTGAATTAGTATCAATTCAAATCTATAAGCAATGGATGCTTTATGAATCGAAGCATGAACCGTATCTGGTGCAATGATTACAGGATTATTTATTCCTTTTTCATAACCTATGTTACGATAGATTCTCATTGCAATCATAATACTCTCTGTACCTCCTGATGTGACAAATCCAGTGAGATTATTCTTATTTGATTCGAAATCAATTTCATTTGAAAACATTGATGAACACATCGATATTACATTTCTTTCTAAATATGATATCAAAGGAAACTCAGACGAATGAAGTGAATTCCAAAGTTGACAAATCGAATAAGCAACAGTTGTCATATTATTAATTTGTTCATGAATATTATTTGAAGATGAAACGAGAGGTAAAAATTTACTTATTCTCATTTCATTCATTGGTCGATAGATGCAACCAGAAAGGATAGTGTTTCCCAAATGATCTCGAGCCAATTCATCAAGTTTGATGAGAAATTCAAGGATTTTCTTTGATGACCAAGGTTCTTCTGGTAATCTGTCAATTGAATAATTACAAAGTTTATCTTTGAAATTTTTATCTAATTGGTGATTTTTAATCAAAAATGTAGAATACATTTTCTTTATTTCTTTTTCATATCTCGATCGAAAACAAGGAACATGTGTTCGTAGATATTTTGCAATCTTTGTTTTTGTACAATGAATGTATAAAAAATAAGTACTTGCGATACAAGGAGTTAAGACAAAGAATACAATAAACACGTCCATTTTAATTGAGGATTTACTGAAAATGATTAATCATTTTTCATCAGATGATCTGATGAAAAATTTTATTTAACTTTGAATTCAAAGTTAAATATTTATGTGTTTAAATATTTGTTTATTGTTCAGATCAATCCCATTCATGATTGTTTCCCTTGGTTACATAATCGTTTCTCAAATCTCGAAAACGAACTAAGTTTCCATCTGAGTCACTATAATATATCTTTTTTATTTGATATGATCGCAATAACTCACAACAATGATAACAAGGTTTACTTTCTTTTAGATTCCCATATGCATCTACTCGAATTACAATGAAACACTTAAACTTCTTTCCGAAACCGTTTTATGTTTCCTAAACACCTTGCTTCTGCATGATAGTTCTCATAATTCGTTGCAATTGAAAGTTTTTTGTTACGTCCATCCAAAAGAACAGCAGCATGGCGAGATCCGTTCTTACACTCAGTCGAAGCAATGTGTTTCAACATCTCAATTATGTCGTCGAACATTTTGAACAGTATATCGTTGTTTTAAGAAATCACTTTTAGTAATTTTAAAATAATTTATTTCTTTATTCTCATTTGATTGTCACAAACACGAATGAGAAAATGAAAAGTAAAATAATAAGAAATACTATTTAATTTTAGTAATGAATCAAAATTCAAGTGAATTTCGAATGAATGATCTTGATGATTTTTTAAATTCAGATATCTTTGATTCAAATTTACTTCGAGAGATTCTTCAATATACATCGAATGAAACAAAAGAAAATGTTAATGTTTGTGAATCAATGCGACTATATCCATATTATGAGAATATATTTCCAATTGGATCAACAAATTTTCAAAAATACATCAACACTTGTCAAACTTTTAATACTTCAAATGAAACATGTGAACCAAGAAAACTTATTGAATCAACTAATATTTCAACACTTAGTATTTATCAGAGTGAATCAAATGAAAATGAGTTATCTTTTATCGATGAGTTAAGTTGTTTACTCGATGAGAAAAAAATAACACTTGATATTTTCTCTTTGAAAATAACAAAAATTAAAGTTGTAGACCTACATGTTCTTCGACACTTTCCTCGATTAACCTCATTGAATCTCGGATATAATGAAAAAATATTATGTTGTGAAGGACTATCTCTGTCAAAAATAAAATCATTAGAAATTTACTATAGTAGATTCGATGAAAACTCTTTAAAATATTTTCCTAATCTTACGTCATTGAGTTATCAAGCAAAAAATAGTTTTATTGGATATTCATTAGAACACTTATCTTCATTAACTTCATTGGATATTTCGAGTTTTAATTTCGATACATCCAATCTAAAATACACACCAAATTTAAAGTCATTGTCAATAACATCTTCACGAAGATTGAATGGAAAAATATTTTCAGAACTCATTCACTTAAAATCCCTATCTATTAAAACATTTTATGATTTTAATAATGGTATTTTATCAAATTTTGATTTTCCACCTTCATTAGTTTCACTCGAATTGGAAGGTGTTTATCTTTCAGGTGAACATTTGAAAAATTTAAAATGTTTACAAAAACTTAAAATTTCATTTTGTATTTTTGATGAAAATATATTGAAATATTGTTCCTCATTAACTTCATTAAAAATCGAAAATAATCGGACTGAATTTAAATCAATCAATCTTAGATTCGTTCCTTCTCTTGTTTCACTTGAGTTAAACAAAATGGTTAGCGTTGATTTGAGTTACTTGAATAAATTAGAATCATTGTCTACCCTTCGACTCGATTCAATTGGTAAATTTGATGAAAGTAATGTAGAAAGTTCTTTTCTTGAAGTACTCCAAGTAAGAAGATGTCATTTTACAGGAGTTTGTTTTCAAAAATTACCTAAACTTCATAGTTTTCTTTATTCTCACATAAATGAAGGTTGGAAAACATTGATTCCTAAATCTGTTTACGCAATAAATTTAGGATTTTCATCAGAAAAATAATTTTACTTTTAATTTTATGTTTGAATTTCAAACATAAAATCATTAAATCATTAAATCATTAAATGAATGATTCTTTTTTTCTTTGTGTCTCATGCAAGCAAATTAATGTCAATGGTTCATTTTATTTATACAACACATCAACTAAAATATCTTCATTTGAATTATCAAATATTTTAGTTGGACAAACACTCAAATCATCAGTGTATGTTTGTAGTAAATGTAACCAAAATAATTTAACATCAAAGTTTATTCAACAATGCATCTGTTGTACTTGTTGGAAAGAACCTTCAGAAATACACTTGGTTGGACCAAGAAACAAATTTACTTTATATTCATTATATGAAGTAGTTTCACCTGATTTACCACATCGATTTTATGCTTGTTTTCCTTGTATTTCTTCTCTATTACTTAAAAAAAGTTTAATATCATGTTTAACAACAAACTCACTTTGTTATCGACGCTGTTTTCTTTGTTTTCAAATTGATTTGAATTCAGACATTCGACTGTTGAACAATACAGAAATAATATATTATATTTCTGGGATATACAAACGCTTTCAAATATTATTTCCTAATATTTCTTTAGTTGAAGCGACTATGTTTCCTGAGAAAATATGCTTAAATTGTTTTGAAAAACTTTTGTGCATCGAAAATCCAAGTGTTTCTTGTTCAAGATGTGAAAGAAAATATCATTGTATGAATCTAAATGATTTAAATAAAGGATTGGGATGTGATTCAGAATCAAATGGAACCACGATACGTTGTTCGATAGGCAGTCGATATTCAAATAATAGATTCAGATACATTGGAACAGAAAAAAATAAAGATGATGAAGATAATTTTTTGAGTGTACTTTGTGACGATTGTATAACAAATATGATAGATGCATCAGAAATATATCTAGATAATGATTATTCTCCATTTTAATTTATTGTAAATCGAATATAATAACAAAGTAAAATATTAAATGATTGAGTAAAAACCTATATCAATAATTGTAAGAAAATGAATTCAGTTACAATTATTGATTTTGATGAAAGAAAAATTTTTGATCAACCACATGCATGCGCTACATTAGTTATTCGAAATAAAAGTCCTAGTGATTCAATGAACATTTTTGATAAATTATTGATTTCCGAAATTCAAAATATACAAAGAGTAGTTTTACTCGAATCATATTTCATTGCAGCACTAGATCAAGATAAACTCCTTACTTTATTGTTATCATGTAATCTCAAAGAATTAAAAATTAGACTCTGTCATTTTTCTCATTTTAATTCATTTCTTTCGATACTACTCGAAAAAACAAATATTGAACAACTTGAGTTTTCATGTCAATATCTTTGTTCACATGATGTCCACACATTAAATGAGGTAGGATCAAAGAAAATAAAAAGACTTTATTTTTCATATGTTCCTTATGGTCTTGAACTGAATAATTTTAATTTAACAAATTTTGGATTTCTCGATGTTTCATCATCAAATACATCTAGGGTAAATGAAAAAACAAAAGAAATATCTGAAAATTATCCAAATATAAATGTCGAAAGAAACAAAGTTCGAATCAATCCATTTGGACTTAATTTTATTCGAAAATGCATTAATCAATTTTAAATCATTCGCAACTTTATCGATAGATTTAATTGATTATTCACATAATTTTCAAATATATTTACTCAAATATATTTGAAACAAAATCAGATTCACAAATAAAATGTGATCAAGTAAAATGGCTATTCGCTATCAAAGAGAAAAAAAAGATTTCTCAGTTCAACCTGAAGAGAATCAAATAAAAATTGGTGGACGTTATTTGAGATGGGGTAAATCAATTAATTGTCCAACAACAGAAGCATCCCCATTTAGTTCAGGCTCTTACAACGAAGTTTATCGAATGGTTGAATGTAAAGAAGTTCCGAATCAGTCATCTCCAGATTGTACCCTAATAAACTCTGTGTTCAGAAAAAGTGGTTTTCGAGGAAATAGTATTTCTCCATATGAATATTTTATTATCAAACAATTGAATGATATAAATGATAATCTTTTTGCTCCGAATCTTCGAATCACTGGTGTTAAAGATGATTGTCAATTTGGAACCACCATGAAAAAATTAGAAATAGATTTGAGTAAATTACTTTATAAAAAAGAAAGAAATATTGAATTATTTAACAATGTTTTTCCTTTCTTTGATTTGATATTCGCAGATATTTGTTTTGTTTTACTTGTACTCAAAGAAAATAATTTGATTCACAATGATTTACATACAGCTAATGTCATGGTTTATCAAGATGAAAAAAAGAGATATCGAGGTCAAGTAATCGATTATGGGTTAGCAAAATCAAGTAGAAATCCAGATGAAGATGTTAATAAAACATATTTATTTTATAAAGCTGTATTGGTTCTATCAGGTAATGATTTATATAATAAATTATTCGATAGAAGTAACCAGACTTACTACTACGATATAGGAATTTATCAGGAAGTATATGATACATATCAAAAATATGATATTAAAATGCCTGAAATAAAAAGATTAAATTTCTCATTGTTAGACATTGAAAATAGTGATGCTATTAATTTGATAATATCTAAGTATTTGAAACTAAAAACAAAAGATATTATGGTTTTACTTACATCTCTGAATATTTATTCGCTTCTCGAGAGTGCACTTGATTCAAAAGAATTTAATAAATTGTATGAAAATGATGAACGTTTTCTTAGTTTTGCCAAACGAAGAAAACTCAATCCAGCTTTAGTAATTGAAGAAATGGAAAAATTCAGACTTTTATCAATAGATGAATCAATCTTATTATATTATATTCGAATCACCAAAGAATTCCTAGTCATTAATGAGATTGATGGTTCTAAAATAGTTCGATTACTTCTGACAGTAAATCAAAGTTATTTTAAAAATCTGATTTATCTTCAAGATATTCCAATAGATGCATTTTTTTACTTGAGAACAACACTAGATATCGCAGTGTTTCAAGAAAAGAATATTTATAAACCAATGATACTTGATGGAGTTTCTTATGTTGGTTTATCAAAAGTTAAAATTACACAAGGTATTGGAGTTAAAGTTGTTTTATTGTTAAATTCGTCGATAAATTTTATTAATAAAATGATATCTGCAATGAACGAAGATGATGTTCATAGATTAGTTATTATTTTTTCTAACGAAGATCACTTGATTAATTATTCGAATCATTTGATTGTAACGAGATTTATGTTGGGTAGAAAACCAGCATCAACTATTTTGAATGAAATTAAAAATGATTTAAGTGAGTTGTATCGTGGTTTGATCAAAGTAAAAAACATCAGTGAAAAAGGAAGATATCAATATTATGACAGTGGTTCTGATGAAAGTGAATCTATCAATCGTTATGTTGGAAACGAAAGTAAAAGTGTATCTTCGATTAAAAAATCAGATGTTCGACCAAAAGAAATCCAAGTGATAAAACCCCCAAGTGTCAGAGATAGAGGATTTTTATCTAAAATAAATGAAGAAATAAATCTCGATGAAATATCATTAGAAGACCTTGATTTTGGATCGAGCAATGAAAAATTATTAAAACCTGAAACAAATTAATGTAATATTACTTGGAAAAAGAAAAATGAAACAAAAATACATACATACGAAAATAAAATGTTTTCTTATCATTCTTTTGATAATAACTCAATGAGTTATTATTTCGATTCGTTTCTTCATTTTCTTGAATTAAATTTTATTCAAATAGAATACAGAAAAAATCAATGGTTTTATAAAAGATTAACAAGATCAAATAATATTTATGTTTTATGCGATAATATGATGTTATTGTTAAAAAATTACATTGATATTTTTAATTATTCTGATTGTATAAGAAACAATCATAGTTTATTTTTATATCATTGCAAACAACGATGTAAAAATAATGAAAGATTTGAGAATGATAATCATATTTTGATGTGTTCATCAGGACATGTAAATCTAAAATATATGATTAAAACTAGTTATGTTGGATTGAGTGTTGAAAAAAATAATTTTAACATTAGTAGAAGAACCAATATCGATCCAATTATTGGAAAAAACAATGAAAATAAAATTGGTTCTTTGTTGAACCAATTTTTTGTCAGGATTAGAAATGAGAATGAAGATGGAGATAGGATAAAATTAGAAATACAATGTATATTTGGATCTCTGATTTATTCTGAAGAAAAACGAATCGTTGTGTTTTCTGGTGGTAAAAATAAATATTTGATTCTTGAATTACTTGAATTTATTCTTGGTAGTTACATTGAATATGAATTCGAAACAAATGATGATTCAATGTCTCTACCAAGAATCCAAGTTTGTTATCGAAAATTGGTTGACGATGATGTCATTGAAAAATTAAATGAAAATTTGAGATACAATAGAATTATTTGTTGTGATCATTATGATTTTGGTTGGTATAAAAATGTTTCTGTGATTGAATTTAATGATCTTAAAATAAATGAAAATTTTAAAGAAAATCTGAGAAAAGATAGTGAAATAAGTAAAGTTTTTACTTATTTACTTTTTTGCACTCGAATTTATTACAAATATGGTATTGTTTGATTTTATGTTGTATTATTAGAGTTGTTTCTACTGGACATAGAAAATCGTTGATTTAATCTGTGTGCTATTCGACTCACAAGTGAATTCATACGTGATGCTGGTGTTATGATAATCAATTGTGGAACATCATCTGATTTTTTTTCATCAATATCGGAACTGTTCGATTCACTATCGGAGAATGTCATTGAATATGACTTTTCATCAGGATCATATTTTAAATCAACTGATTGAATTGGTTTATCTCCGTTTGTCATTTTATTTGTTTTATTGGTTGTGTTTTGTTGTTTATGATCGAATGAAAGAAAATATATATTTGAGAATATTTTTAATATTCTCAAATTCATTTCTATTTTTGATCTTGATGTGCTAATAAGTGATTGTTTGAAATTTTAATCTCATTGGTTGATTCTCAGATATATTTGGAAATAATACAAGTTAAATCAGAAATATTAACAATAATATAAATGAGTTTATATTATTGTTTGGAATCAGAAACTCAAATCTCATTCATTCATTGATTGTTTGAAATCAGAATCTCAAATCTCATTCATTCATTGATTGTTTGAAATCAGAATCTCAAATCTCATTCATTGATTGTTTGAAATCAGAAACTCAAATCTCATTCATTGATTTTCAAATTATTATTCTATACTTCAAATATATTTCATCTTCAAATATATTTGAGAATACAAGTTAAAACAGAAATATTAACAACACAAACAAATTCAATGTATCATTGTTAAAATCAGAAACACAAACAAATTCAATGTATCATTGTAAAATCAGAAACTCAAATCTCATTCATTGATTGTTTGAAATCAGAATCTTAAATCTCATTCATTCATTGATTGTTTGAAATCAGAATCTTAAATCTCATTCATTGATTTTCAAATTATTATTCTATGCTTCAAATATATTTCATCTTCAAATATATTTGAGAATACAAGTTAAAACAGAAATATTAACAACACAAACAAATTCAATGTATCATTGTTAAAATCAGAAACTCAAATCTCATTCATTGATTGTTTGAAATCAGAATCTTAAATCTCATTCATTCATTGATTGTTTGAAATCAGAAACTCAAATCTCATTCATTGATTGTTTGAAATCAGAATCTTAAATCTCATTCATTCATTGATTGTTTGAAATCAGAATCTCAAATCTCATTCATTGATTTTCAAATTATTATTCTATACTTCAAATATATTTCATCTTCAAATATATTTGAGAATGCAACAAGTTAAATCAAAAATACTAACAACACAAATAAATCAAGTTATATCGTTGTTTGAAATCAAAATCTTAAATCTCATTCATTCAAATCAAAATCTTAAATCTCATTCATTCAAATCAAAATCTTAAATCTCATTCATTCAAATCAAAATCTTAAATCTCATTCATTGATTTTCAAATTATTATTCTATACTTCAAATATATTTGAAAATATAAGTTAACTTATATTTTCAAATATTAACAATAATATAAATGAGTTTATATTATTGTTTGAAATCGAAAACTTAAAATCTTAAATCCCATTCATTGATTCTCCAAATTATTATTTTATACTTCAAATATATTTGAGAATACAAGTTAAATCAAAAATATCAATATCATAAACAAATATATACAACAATTATCTCAACAATTCGAATCAAATTTCATTGTCAAAATCAAATTGATCTAAAATTTCACATGCCATTATATTTCAAACATCATCTGAATATCTAAATAAATAAAATACAAATAAGTAACTACTAAATATGTTGATTTCAATTCAAACTCATTTACATAATATATTTATATATTATGAAAACATTGATCAAATTAACAAATATAAATCTATAAATTCAATTAAAATATGGGATAATCATCTAACTGAAAAATATGAAGCTAACTTGATTGATTCAATTGAATCATCTTATAGTCCAACAGAAATCAATGAACAGATGAAAAATGATAAAAATTATTATATTTATTCTCTAATAAAACACTGTAAAAATAATAAAATAAAAGTTCAATACTATAGGAGTACAATAATAAAGAAAAACGAAGATATTTCAATATATGAGAATTCATCTCAGATTTATCCTAATATAAAAAGGATATATAAAGATACAGTGAAGTTACATCTTTTTCCTAATGTTGAATATATCACTCAATCATGGTCTGAATATTATTCACCTGATATATCAGATAAACATCAAATAAAAGGTATAGATGCAAGAAAAATAATATTTTTATCTTTTATTCCTAAATTAATTCAGGTAAAAATAAAACATCTTAAATTACAATATTTTTCATGGGATCAAATGAGAATAACAAATTTTATTTCTTTACATTCACTTGAGATAAGTGATCTTGATTGTGTTTTACCATGTATAATAACAAAATTAATTTTACTTGGAAAAGATTATGGATTCGAAGATATAAATAAATTAGGCAGAACAGTTGAACTGATTGAAAACTCAAATGTAAAACATTTGATTCTTCATCAATCAACTTTAATATATATATTATCCAGAGTGATATGGAAAAAATTAGAAGTAGTGGAGGTATTTGATCTTAATATAAAAAGTGAAGAAAGTGTCAGATCTTATTTTCGCTATTTTGATGAATTTGTAAACATAAGATATTTATCTGTGATCACCAAATGCAGTTCAAAAAATCTGAATGAATGTAGGAAAGATATGGTGTTGACACCATATATTGATTCTGATGGAAATTGTTTGAATCGATTCACAATTAGTCGCATAAGAAACAAAGAAATTATTTCATGGTTTATTTGTTGTTTGTTTTTATGATTTGAATATGAGTTTATTATTTGATAAGTTTGAGCTATCAAATAATATTTGAGATGTAAGTTTCTGATTTCAAACAATGATACAACTTGATTTATTTGTGTTGTTAATATTTCTGATTTAACTTGTATTCTCAAATATATTTGAAGTATAGAATAATAATTTGAACAATCAATGAATGAGATTTGAGTTTCATCAATCAATGAATGAGATTTGAGTTTCATCAATCAATGAATGAGATTTGAGTTTCAAACAATGATATAACTTGATTTATTTGTGTTGTTAATATTTCTGATTTAACTTGTATTCTCAAATATATTTGAAGTATAGAATAATAATTTGAACAATCAATGAATGAGATTTGAGATTTGAGTTTCAAACAATGATTTAACTTGTATTCTCAAATATATTTGAAGATGAAATATATTTGAAGTATAGAATAATAATTTGAACAATCAATGAGTGAAATGTAAGTTTCTGATTTCAACCAATAATATAAACTCATTTATATTATTGCTAATATTCCTGATTTAACTTGTATTCTCAAATATTTTTATTAAAAATATATTTGAAATATAGAATAATAAATATGAAAATCAATGAATGAGATTTAGGATTTAATATTTTACACATCAAACTCAAAATCAATCTTCACCTAATATAATTCTAGCGAATTGTCTTGCTCTAGCTTTACTTCTTGTCATCGCATAAATCAAAAATCCAACTTTACTTAATCGAATGTATTTTTTTCTAAATCTACTATTATCCATTTTAGGTATTTTACTGATTAACTCTTCATTTTCAAATTCAACTTTAACATCATTAAAATTAGTTCCAACTATCTCTCCAACCTCACGTCGAAACAAATAAACAGTGTTTCTTTGTTTTTCATTCAATTTTGAATATTTGTTAATCAATCCTATTAAATCACCTTTATTTATCGATATAAAATCTACATTCCTAACAAACTCAGGTTCATCAATATCATCATTTGATCCAATATATTTCTTTGCAGTATCAAATGAAATAGGAAAATTACATGAATCCGAATGTGGATCACATATCATTTGATTATAAATCGAATGAATAGGTGAAATTGAACAAACATTATTTCTTATGGCTTCTCGCTTCAGTGAAACTAATGTTTTATTTATTATTTTTATGAACGACCAAATAGATTCAAGATCAACATCTTTATCTTTGCGGAATCTCGCAATATCAAGATGAAGAACGGTTCGAAATCTCTCTTTTAGTTCTTCTTTTCTTTCAATGTCAATAACCTTGTCACGATCACGATGTCCGTCTTCATCAATCTCAATGGCAACTAACGATTTTGAATTCAAAACAACCACAGTATCAATATAATAAGATCTGTTTCTTATTGGGTATTGATAGTATAAATTATAATTACCATCCAAATAGAATTTTTCCCATATCTTTGATAAAACAAATATTTCTGTTGGTTTTGAAAATAATTTTAGATTCTCAAAGTCAGGGTTAAATATCTCATGCACTATGTAATGTAAAGGATGATCGTGACAACATGACAATATTTTATTGAAACGATACAATGGTAACCAAGCAACTGAATCGAGTTCATAAGTAAATCGAAGTAAAGAAGAATATGTTTTATTAAATTCAATAATGTGATATTTCGTGCAAAACTCAAATAATGAAGTCACAAGTATTGTTCCTTCTTCAGAATCAATACTCGACCAACACAATTGAAGTTTAACTGGAAGTTGTTCATGTATTTTTTTATATTGAGATTCTTTTCTTCGAATGTACTGGGATGCCACAGACATTTTTAATTCAATTTTATAATCTTTTCTTTGTTTCATCAAAGAAAAGAAAGAAATAAAGATAATATTTGAGTTTTGATTCGCATATCTGATTTCTCGTGTGAAAAATCAAATAACAATTTGATTGACACTATCATACAAAGGTAAATTCAAATATTCATTTAAAATATTGAAATGAAACCTAATTCGAATCAAACTACATAATAGATGAACCATTGAAAATAATGAAACAAAGATTATCCAACTTAGATTATTTATGAATTTAAATAATAATATTAAACGACCTGATATTCCAATCAAAAGATAAACATAAATTATAATCAGAGAAAAAATTTTACATTTTATTTCTGATTTTTCTGTTTTATTCGTTATAAAATTCATACCAAATTGATCAAAGAAATATGATGATCCTGTAAAAAACAGGATACAAGTTTCATTCATTGTTGAGAGTAAAATCAATTTAAGTTTTGATTCTTGAGTAAAGACTATCAAACCAAGAGAAGAGAAAAAAGAAACAATCAACGATAACATCAAACATAAATTTAAAACTTTAATTGAAACATCTTTTATTTTCAAACACATGATGATCAAATTTCTTAGGTTTACTTTGAATTTATGTGTTTTGTTTCTTTGTGTGATTTTACCATTTGAAGTTTCAAAAGTTTCATTAGATATTGGTTATGCGAATATAATTATGTTTACAACTCTTGCTTATATTTGTGTCTTAATATATACATTGATGAAATTTAATGAAAAAATCGTAGTTAGTGTTTATTTTGATCAAGTATCTCAGAGAATAAACAATAAATTCTTAACATCGATTATATTGTTCATTCTTGTTGGAATGTATGAAATAGCAAATTTTTCTTTTCCTATTTGGGTTCCTTGTCATGTGGTTTATGGTGTTTCATTGATTTTAATTGTAGTTGTATTTCGAATCGAAAGAAATAAAGTTATTGAGTTACATGTTAATAGAGTTTTATCTGATGATTTCAATTCATATTCATCTATTTGAAAATGATGAGTAAAGTTCGTGAGATTTTCAAGAATTGCATTCATTGATTTACTTTCTGTTTCTGGATCCCATGAAGCTGATTTGATTCATGATATTTTAACTGATGTTTATACTAAAATGGGTAGAATAATCAATGAGTTGAGGAGAGTTGTATATGAAAAAGCAAGTGAAAACACTGCTTCGACTATCATAAATATGACAGAACAAAGAAAACTTAACTTTTTATATGAAGAAATCCTTCAATTAAAAAATAAAAATAAATTGTTGGAGAATGAAGTCCTTCGATTGCGCTCAATAATAATGGAAAATTAGTTTTGTTATTTCATTTTTGATGAAATAACATCTGATTAATCACCTAAAAATTCACCTAATTAATCACCTAAAAATTCACCTAATTAATCACCTAATTAATCACCTAATTAATCACCTAATTAATCACCTAATTAATCACCTACATTATCGACTTCTTCAACAACCTCAGGTTCATTCAGTGCTTCAATCCACAATTTAACTCGATATTCTAATTTAGTATTCTTAGATTTTTCAACCAAATATTTTACATAATAAATATCAACATATCCATTATTGATAAACCACATTACTAAATTATCGTTTCCTTCGTATATATGTAAATCAACCATTGATTTAATATCTAATTTATTATAACCTAAATTTATTAATAATTCATACATCTCAATACTCTGAACAAATCTTAAATTAAAATTAATCAATTCTTCATTTGGTTGATATGTTCGAATAAATCTTTCAATATCTTCTTCATTTCCTTCTTTAAAACATAAATTACAAAAATGTTCAATTATTTCTGAGCTTCTTTGAAACATATAATCAAGAACATCAAATAGAACAACTGACCACATCTCACATTCTAAATATGAAGCGCCATTTGTATGTGCATAAACTATTATTTTATATGATTGTCCTTGGATAGCACTATTCAATAATTTTATCAAATCAATTGAATCAGATGTTACATAAGTTTTATTCAAAAGAAAATTAAATACTTCAATATTATCACTGGTCGCACAATTATACAATAAATCGATGACATCTTCATCAGATAAATCAAAGAAATTATATAATTCTTCAAATATTTGAAGTCGATCATCATATGATTTATCTATCATTATTGCATTGTATAATAAATAAATATCATTGTCGTTCAATTGAATATTTGAAGTTATATAAGAAACCAAATCATATTTATTGTTTCTTATTGAAAGTACAAGAAACTCATATTTATCTTTTTGTTTGAGTGAATCAAAATAATAAGTCGAAATTTCAAGTGGGTCAAATAAAAGTATGTTTTGATCGATGGTCATTTATGTTTCTGTGAAAAGAATGTATAAATATTTTTCATTTGTTACAGAACAAATGAAAAATCATATAATGATCTGACATATAAAATGTCAAACGATCTTGCAATTATTTATTCGATTTATTTTCGTATGTTTCCTGAGAGAATGGAGATCGTAAGATCAAATCAACGTAGTTATTCGATTCCAAAAGAGAATTTCTCAAATGAAAATTTAACAACATCGGTAAACAAAAAGAAGAATCACGAGAAAAAAAAGCAAAGTCAAAACATAGAACTGAAGAGTAATCTTTAATTTGATTTCTCATTGTTTGAATAAGATTTTCACATTGATATTTATTCTCAAATAAAATATCAAATATATACTTTGAAACATAAGCATAGAATCCAATTTCATTATTATTAATCACATTCATTAATTGTCGAATTAACATTAGATAACTTGATCTTGTCGTTGTGTTTCGATTTACATATAATTTTAGTGTGTTTTCATTTGATTCAAAATGATTTAGTCTTAAATTTGCATGAATACATCTATTTGACAATGTAAAATCAAAATAACTTGAATCATTCTCTGTGTGTTTAGGACACATGTATTCATCACAAAAATTATATTTCTCATTTTTTTTCCATAAAATGTATGAAAGAGAATTATTCTCAAATAAAAATCGAGATATCAAATTCAATTTGTATTGAGATAAATTATGGTTTTCTCTGTTTGTAACAGCGAATGAAGCAAATGAGGTTAAATCAAGATATGATGTAATTTCAGTTATGAGATCAATTGGAACACGAAACATTTGTATCTAAATCTCAAAACTTTATTGTTCAAAACAATCAATGAATTCATTGATTGTTTTTTTATTTAATATTCATTGAATGAAATAAATTTTATTTTAATAAAACATTAGATAGATGATCGTTTGACATATCTCTTGATTTTTTTATTTACAATGACTAAAACAAGATTTTCACATATTTTTTTATTTGTTTTTCTTTTTTCATTCGACTCGTTTTGTTTTGACATTTAATTAACATCAGAAAAAAAATATGAATCAATTGTGAAGCAAAATAAGATCATCTTTTCTTGTGATAATAAAATGTCTCATCAGTTCTCGAAATCAGCTCATAGTTTTGTAAAACGATGTAAAAAGAAATCAAAAGATATTGGATCATTGAACATACCAAAAGATATTGGATCATTGAACATACCAAAAGATATTGGATCATTGAACACTCAAATTGAACCACATATAAATCAGATTAGAAAACCGATCCAAGAAATCAAAATAAATTCTATCTTAGATGATCAAAAAGAAAAAACTCCACAGAAATATTATGTTCGCTCAAAAGATGGTCAAAAAAAATCATTTTTAGATTTTCAATCAGCTGTTGAACATTCAAGAAAAACTAAAAGTACGCTAATATTTTCAAAACAAAAAAGAAATTTACCCAGTGAATCATTCACTGATACAATAGTTGAATTGTGTGACAATGTTGTACTCGATTTATCAGGGATAGTATTGCACAAAACAAAAATATTTGGTTCTGGTATTCTTACAGGGACATTTGCAGCGAGCGATTCTCTGATTTCTGTCGATCAAATATCAGGTTCCCTTAATGCAATTAATACAACAATTGAAGTTAATGAAATTTCTGGTGTTTTGTCATTAGCAGATACAGGTCGTCTTGTTGCACGTAAAATCTCATGTGAAAAGATTGAAATAAGAGGTCCTTGGGATCTCCAGGTAGATTCTATGTGTTCAAGAATATATTGTTGTGATGCAAAATTTTCATTGATTGTAAATGAAATCACATGTAAAATAAATAAAACATCAGAAGATGAAAATTTAGCAATGAAAATGTTTAACGATGAAACATTAAATTCAGTTCTATTACCACTCGCACCTATTCAAATATATAATGGAGGAATAGATTTAAAAATAAGTACATGGGAAACATCGGGTTATTTGATATCTGCAGTTAAATCAGATTTAAACATCACTGCAAAGAAATTGGTTGGTGATATAATTAACATTGCTCGAGATACAAACACTAATAAATTTAATATCGAGAGTTATTCTGGTACTTTAATCACTGACGTAAAACAAACTGAAGGTAAATTTGGAAAAATGAATTCAATTATTTATCTTGGTGGAACAAGTTCATTAGAAATAAATGAATTGGTTTCACCAAGTATTTTTCTGAGAGGTTCTCATTTATTTTCTGGTCAAACATGGGACATAACTTCTGTTTTATATTCTGAAGGTTCATTAGTCACAAACATTAAATCAATGAACGTCAATCAGATATTATGTGGAAATAAATTTGTTCATCATGGGAATGATTTGAAAGTTAATTATTGTTTTAGTAACGAAAGTGAAATATCGATTAAAACTGACAGCATAATTAGTGACTCATCAACTTATACTTTTGTTGGTAATAAGGTTCATTATGAGTTTTATGTTAAAGAATTAAAATCTGATTTTTTATTTAAATTGGGTGAATCATCTCTGACTGTTAAGGCTGAAAAAATAATAACAAAACATTTTGGATACATCAATTATTGCACTGTTAACATCGAATCAAAAGAAATGATAATGAATAATGTTGTTGAAAGTTCAATTATAGAATCAAATTTTTTCTTTCTTGTTGATTCTTTTGTCAGTGATTCTTTGAATTATGTTTTTTACATTGAAAAATCAAAAGGTAGTTTTGTTGGAAAATATATTATTGAAAATGGCACATTGTTTTATTCTGATGATGAAAGCTTGGTTGAACTTGAATGACGATTGTGTTCATTAGAAGCTTGATAATCGATAATTTATCAATATATTATATTGATAAATTATTCATTTGTATCAATAGAATAACAAAAGAGAACAGAGAAACCAAGTTTTTGTATGTCCAACTTTCATTAAAATATTTCTATCTCGATACGAGTCATATCCATCACCAATACATTTGATATATTTACAAGGTTTGTCATTGTCATTGAAATAAACATACCCTGTGAATTTTTTTCTTTTACATTCGCTCAATGAAGAAAAAGAATATGATCTTTGACGAGACATAGTTTTATTTTGATATTTTGAATTCAAATATTTTTTGTTATAATTCTTATTAATAACTACATTATTCAAAATTAATACATTATTATTTGAGATGTACCATGATATAGGTTCACTAAAATTTTCATTCTCTGTGACTCTAATGATTTCTAATGTTTCAATGTTTGCAAAATAAATATTTTTATTAAATTCAATGACAAAATAATGCTCATTCATTTTTGGATTCCAAATTTCGTATCTGTCGATGTTATAATCGCTATAGTTTTTAGGTTCGTGTTTTATTAAACGAAATAACGCATTATTTTCGCATTTAACATTGAAACCAACAAGTTCATAATATAAATCATATTTTTCTTTGCTATACAAATCGTATCTCACATAACCGCGACTCATATTAAGTTTAAAATCACTAGCATTATTTGGTTTTGTTGGGAACAATGTATCAATAATGAGATTAAAATTTGATTCATCGTGTGGTCGATGAATCGTTATTTTATTATTGTAGTGTGAATAATAAGATGAATTAATCTTTTTTATATCGAATGTAGGAATAAAATTTAAAATTTTAAGCTTAGTTACATCAAATATCTTTTTTTCTTCTATTTCATCGCTCTCAATTTCTTTGCGAAAAGAACTACTTTGATGAAGAACTATTTCTGAAGTCCCATCTATAGTGTAAAATTCAGAAAAAATAATTACATCATCCAAATAAATAAAATCAATGTGATATTTGTTTTTATCATAAAGTTTTTGTGGTGATTCTTTTGAATCACATGTGACATCAGATTCAGATTGTTTTTCTGAATCTGATAATTCAGAACTTGATAATTCAAAATCAAAATATAATGAAAATGAGAATCCATTAGGAATATATTTTTTGTTGTATGTCTCACAAGAGATGAAAATAACTGATGATTCACATGTTAGATCTATAAACGAATAAAAAATATCCATATTTCTCTGAGATGAAAAAACATATGTTGTATGACAATTACCTGTGTCTATTTTCTTTCGAAACATTTCACTGTCGATCAAGTATCTAAGTGGATCATTAAAATTAAAAATAATAGCGTTTTTCCAATTAATAGTATAATTTTCATCAATAATTGATTCCATATTCGATTAGTGTTTATATTTTATTTGATGTTACTCATCAAATTTTAATCAATTTATGATGTTTATTGATTAAAATTTGATGAGTAACATAATTTAAACATTAAATACGGCATTTTGCTCCGTTCAAATAAAATTTTACAACTAACTTCAATTTTCGATTGATTTCAAAAACAAATCAATGGAAAATCCTGAAAATGAAAACATCTTATACAAATTTAAAACTTTATTTTCAACATATCCATTGACATTTTTTGAAATTGGTGATTCTATTGTTTTTTCATTTTCAGAGTTTATATCGACATACTTTGTTCCTCCTAGTTCTGAAGCATATAAAGATATCCAAAATAATTATTCAATTAAATATTCTACTTCAGATGTATTCATTGATCTACTAAATTTTCCAACCTTAATTTTTTTTCTTAATTTTCACCCACTACACTACGAAATTCAATCACTCGTATCAAATAAAGTTTCATTAGATTTCTTTCATAAACCAACAGAAATCTATTGTTTACATCGATTGTGGAAACACTTTCAAAACAAAGGATTTTTTCTCTACTATCAATATCCCGTATTTGATCGAACTTATTTTGTCGACACAATTATTTCTATCAATGGAACATTGATTGGAGTTGAAGTCAATGAGAATTCTCATTTTGACAGATCTCCAACTTATTCTGAAAACAGAACAAATAATTTATCTATTTATTTCAATAAAATATTTGAAATTAATGTTCAAAGATACAATAAGAAATTATCTTTGAAATCTTTTGATGTTCAAATAGATAAAGTTATAAATCAAATTGAAGATGAAATAGATTTGATTCTTCAGATTTACTCTGAAAAGATCGATGTATCAAATTTAATATCAGAATCAATTGAATCAATTTATTTTAATATGGTTGAAAAAGCAATTGGATCAAACAAAGAATTTCCAATTACATTAGACGATGCAATGAAATTTCTTGGAATAACCACTAGAAAAGAAGCATTGAGAACATTAAGAGGTCGATATAAAATTCGTTATTTAAAGAGACAATCTGAATTTACTTCTGAAGAATTTGATGAAACTTTGTTTGTTTCTCGATTTAACTTTGGTGTTGAATATGTTGAAATAACAGAAAAATCTATGATTTTATGGTTAAACGACTATGAAAACATAGATTTGAACAAGAAAACTTTATTGTACATTTTTGAAAAAGAAGTTGTTCAATTGTATAAGCATAATTCATTTGATGTAAATTTTGATTCTTTTGGTTTTCTGAGTATTAGGGGGGGTACGCCGCTATGAAAAAAATGGAAATACTTAGAACCATAAAATTCTAAGAAGGATGAGTCATATAATTCCATCTCGAAAAACAGAATCTCTGGACCTCCAAATTACAATCCATTTAATTACTCAAGGCACATAGCGTACACCTTTTATTTTGTTAAAAATTTTTGATAAGTATGTTTCTCGCAGCATTAATGTCTCTGTCACATTTGAAATTACATTTTTTACACTCAAAATTCTTTGATGAACCTAACGATTCATTGATTTCACCACAACCACCACAAGTTTTTGACGTGTAACTCTCATCAACGATTCTGATGTCTGTATCATATTCTTCAGCTTTTGATTTTAATCTTAATTGAAACAAATAATGTGACAATGTAACACAATGATTTTTTACATTGCTATGCAAATTTCTTTTATTTGATATTATACTTTTGGTACTCATGTTCCCTAAAAGTACAACATCAAAGTTTTGACAAAGAAACTTTGCAGTTTTCCAATGTAAATCTGCTATTCTATTCCTTAATTTTTCTCGCAATTTATTCAAGTATTTTTTGTGATTTGAATTTATTTTATTAACGTTCCTTATTTTTTTCATAGTTTCGTGCATATATTTATTTTCGGATGAACAAATTTTGTAACAACTTCCATCAGGAGAATAACCTGTTTGAAACACACGCATGCCTGGATCAAGAGAAATTATTTTTGAACGATTTACAAATCCGTGAGTCTCTTTGTTGTGAGGGACACGTAGTGTAAAATTCTTTTTTCTGGAATTGTAAGTCAATCTACATTCTTTAGTTATATTTTCCAATGTAATTGAAGATTTCATTTCATTCAACGTTTCGATACAAAATCCATTTTTTCGCTTTGATATCATCTTTGGTTCAATGACTATCGAACTTAAATAATGAGATTTCTTTTTGTACCTCAATCTAAAATGTTTTATCACGGATGATCGAAGAGATGAAAATCCAGTTCTATAGGCTTTTATACAGTCTTTTATTGCATTATCACGAATATGTTTGTACATATGATACTTATTATTTAGAATTTTTAATTCACGATGGCTATCGATTATTCTATCGATAATTGGTCTCATGCTAATAAATGAAGATACTTTAGATGTTTTACAATATTTAACTGTTAAATTATATACTTGTCTGTATATTTCATTCCATTGTAACAATATATTTTTTTGATTTTTATCAGGAAACAAAGATATAGGATATGATCTTACGTTAATTCTTGGTTGATCCGATCTTTTTATTTCATCAGTTTTATAAGAATCATCGCACATACGTTCCAATTTAAACCATGAATTAGTGCTAATAAATTCATATTCTTTTTCTGGTGGTCTCCAGAGATTCGAAGTTAATATTTTTTTCTTTGGTATCTTTTTCAACCTTTTCATTAATTTATAAAACCATCATGATGGTTTTATAAAGAATTTCACAAATGAACGAGCGATATTATAGTTCAAAGGATGCTGCATTAAAACTTGGTGTTTGTCGAAAAACTTTACAAAATTGGGCTAATGATGGAAAAATAAATTACATCAGGACTGAAGGTGGATGGAGAAAATATGACGTTGACAGTTATTTAAATATAATAGATGGTGAAATAATTAAGAGAGAAAAAGTATGTTATTGTAGAGTTTCTTCGTATGATCAAAAAGAAGATTTAGAAAGACAAGAGTTATATCTAAGAACAAAATATCCGAATCACACCATTATAAAAGACATCGGGAGTGGAATAAATTTTAAAAGAAAAGGCTTATTGAAAATTCTTGACATGGGCATTAATAATGAATTAGATGAATTAATATTAACATATAAAGATAGATTGTGTCGGATAGGATTCGACATGATTGAATATATTTTTAATAAATATTCGAATACAAAAATAATAATTGAAAATATAGAAGAAACCACAGTGGAACAGGGAATAACTAATGATTTAATAGAAATAATTACAGTTTATAGTTCGAAATTATATGGGAGAAGATCACATCGATAAATATTTTTCTATATTTTACTATCTTTTTCATAACTGTTGTTATGCCCCCTAATCGAATCACATAATCGAGGTGGTGGTACAAAAACCTATGTTAGGTTCAGTAAAGTAGGATTTTACACATATGTTGTTAATTCAAAAAGTGTTAATGCAGAAAAATGTCAGAGAATTCTCTCTGTTGCATATTCGAAGTTTCATTCGCTAGTTATTTTATTGAAACATCAGTTGAATAAAAAAATTAATAATGAAAAACTTGAAAATTTGATAAAATCAATTAAAAAATCTTTATCAAAAAAACTTCAATTTAAGTTCGATGTTTTGATTAAATCAATAGTCGATGAAAAAGAGATGTATAAGAAAAAATTAGACTCATGTTTGAATCAACATAACTTGATATTTTAATATTGTGTATCTTAAAATAATTTAAGATACAAATCATAATGTCAATGACAAAGTAAAAATAAAATTGATGAGAATCATACATTGATTGGAGACATGTAGTTATTTTTAATTTTAATGAACCACACGAAAAACAAATCAAATTACCAAGTTCTTTAAAATCTCAATCAAAATCTGATTCAACATCAAGTGTGAGAATAATATTCTTATATTTTGTCAAGATAGTAGATAAAAACCACAACTAAAATGTTCAAAATATTTATTTTGGTAGATTAACTGAATGGATTATTAACTTGTTTGATTTATTAATTCAAATGATGTTTGGAACACTTATCGAACAAGAAAGATCAATTAGAAACATTGAATTCGATGTGTTCCTTGATCCAGAACTTGAATCAGAAGAACTTGAATCAAAAGAACTTGAACTTGAATCAGAAGAACTTGAATCAAAAGAACTTGAACTTGAATCAGAAGAACTTGAACTTGAATCAAATTTAAAATCTGAATCTCAAAGAATAGAATCCGATGTAAAAGAAAATCTAACATTTGTTCGATCAAATCAAAAAACATTGTTTTCATCGATTAATTTTTATGGAACACATGAAATTGAAAGATGTGAGATCACAATTAACAATCAACGATATTTAAATATTTTTCAAAAAGTTTGGATTTCAGATACAACGAGAGAAATAGGAATTCAAATATCTGAAGAATTAAACAAAAATCATTTCTTCGCTACTATTGAATTCTTTGATGAAAATGAAACTTTGATCTACATACATAATTTAAGGTTTTATTCGAATCAAATTGTGTTTGATAATCATTTTACAAAAATATCTGGTACATCATTGTTAGCTTCAGATTTATATCTTTACGATACAATGTCAAAAACAAGAGTAAATTCATTTGATCATTCGTTAACGAAAAGGGCTCGAATAACTGACAAAAATGATGACATCGAGAGTAAAATTAATCAATTGAAAAAAGAAATAAGAAAAATAACACCAAAAATTTACAATGGATTAGAAGAAAAATGGTGTGAATCTGATGGTTTTTACTATGAAACATGGTGTACAAAAGAAAACGAAAAAATCTTTGTTGTACAGATGAGTGAACATATTTACTTTGTTTCAAAGGATTTGAAAAAAATTACTTTGGTTATTTCAGAAAATGGAAGGATCTTTCAATGTTCAAATTTTAACAATTTAATTCTAACAGGTGTTTTATCTTCGAATTATAATGAAACATATTTGGATTCAAAGTTTGACACTAATGAAATATCAAGTTTTGTTTTTCGTTCTTTCTCTGATGTTCGAGTTTTACCAAGAATTCCCAGTGATGTATCTGGCATCACGTTTAATGAAAACAATGGAGTGTCGAATTACACATATAGAATCGATAACAATAGACTTCCATCATATATTCTTTTAGATTCAGGATATACAAAAACTTGGTTCCTTTGTTCTTTGTTGCTATCAAACTAAGAATATTAACTTTTATTTGATCACTAATTAGTGATCAAATGATCTTTTAAATATCAACATTTTGACAAAAACAATGAAAGTAATTGTTAATGAAAATTATACTATTGAGTGGAAACGAATGTGGTTTTAACAACAATTCAAATAAATCAAATACCTAAAACATTTTTAGGTGTTTCTCAGTTAAACTCTGATAAAAAGTTCATCAGCAAGATAAGAATGTTAGAGTTGTTAACTTTCATTATTTAACAACTCTAACATTCTAATATTTAAAATATTTCTTCTTTTCAAATAAAAATAAAATATCAATTTAATATCGAGTTAAAACTATTAATTGACTCATATAATT